ATCCTCAATACGACCTGAGCGTTTAATGACCCTCATATATCTAAAGTTCTAATTTTATTTTTAACTTACTTCTTGCACTCAAGATCTTTGCTCCTCACTGAAACGGTTCCAAAGGTCTCGAACTTACGGTCAGGTTGGAGAAGGTAGGTGTTCACGAAAAATGGACCTTGTTCACCAGCCTTGGTCACGGGAGGATAAGAACCCACGAAGCAGGCTGGGGGTTTGCATGGAATTTCTTCGACATTGTTCGACTTGCTGGCATACGCCTCATCGAAACCAGCCATGTTCAACATTTACTATTTACACACAATTTTTTTCCGAGGATATATTAAATGTGTGATAACCTCCACCTTGATTCTCTCCAGCAGTGTGAAACTCCATTGAACACTTTGTTTTTTTCGGATTTCAACAAGAATCTTATTCAGCGTGGGGTTCGTCAGACTTTTAAGAACAAGAGTGGTATTGCCATAGATTACCAGAACCCAGATGACATGTACGCGATCATGCGTATGGTCTTCATCAACAACGCGGGTGATCACTATACCAAAATCAATGAACAGGTGAAATACATGAACACTAAAGTCATCGAGACATCGTTATCTCAAATTCAGACGGGTGTCTCCCAATACATCGCGTACGCGAATGATATTGATACGACCCGAACACTCATTGATCAACCCATCAACACCAGTACTGTTGGCAAAAAGATTGACTTCAATGATAAAATCGGAATCAATTAAAGATTGGAATCCATGCTAATATAAGTAATGAGTTTGAACTACTATAAACATGAGACGGAAAAGGTGTGTAAATCGAAGGGTTGGGATAGGGCTGCTGTAGATACAGTATGGCTTCTCCTGACAGAAGAGTTTGGGGAGCTGGCATCTGCCATTCGACAGTACAAGAAGACGTTCAAAAAAATGAATCTGAAAAAGGATAGGGGCACAGATGTCATGATGGAAATGGGTGATGTATTCAGTTACCTCTTTCAATTGGCGCATATGTTAAACGTCGATCTGGATAAGATGTGGGAAGAACATCGATACAAAATGCATGACAAAAAATATAATCTGAAGTAGTATTAATAACGATGAGTGAACATATGCTCGACGACGAGGATGCCATCGATGATATCAACCCATTTGTCCAACGCGAATTTTCCCTTCCAGGTGGCGTTCGGCAGACGAGTGATTTTGATGATTTCCAGGAAGTCGTTCCAGGTGTGTTCCCCTTTATTGACAAAAAGAGTGCCTTTTGTGAGACGAACGCATGTGAAAGTGAGATCGAACCTTGTATTATCTTGAAGGACGTTCATCCTAGACGCAATATCGATACAGGATTTTTGTGTAAAGATAAGAAGAAGGTTAAGGTTGGAGTCTCCAAGAAGTATCGGTTATCTTACATTGGTTTATTCTTTATCATTTTCATGGTTATGTTAGCTGTAATACACATAAGATATTGAAGAAGTGGGTGAGACGAGTCTGCCAAGCACTCTCCATGTTTACACGGGGTGGTTGGAATGTTGGATCAAGAATTTTGACAGCGTGTGCGATGCGGATATATGTGCGATCGTCTTGATCAGTCATGAGGATATTATCGAGTGCAAGCTCAGCAAGTCTCTGTTGTACTTCGAGTGTTTTCGATACCATCGTCTCGAGGAACTTATCATAACGGATGTCCCTTTCCTCACTCTGAATATGGAACCAATCTCCCAGGGGTTCTGCGTTGATGTAGTCCGTGAAGATTTTATAACCCTTATCATACTGAATTTCTATGTACGCGAGATCAGACTCCACATCATGTACAGCCTTGGCGGATTTAAGGAAAGAGGTCATATACTCGGGAGACGAATATCTTCTTTAAACACCTAAGTAAACCTCTGTAAATGTAATATCTATGTTCAAAAATGTATTCATCAATCGCAAATAACAGTTTTTCGTATCTCCTCACACTCGAAGAGATGCGGAAGAACCTACCTGAAGAGACCCGCCCTTCATGGGTCAAAATCACCACTATCACGATGGTGTCAAGCTTTATTCAGACGATTGATATTAAAAGACTTCGTGAAACATTTGAGAGAGTTGGATCTTATCGTCTCAAACGCAATGGAACTACAACGGATGGATTTGAATGGAAGTTGAAGCCGACAACATTTTACAACCAGGTGACCCTCACCTATCATGACACCTACAGTACAAAGTCTGTGAAGGTGTTTCCAAATGGTTCAATTCAGGTTGCTGGGTGTTGTGACCTGTTTGATTGCAAACGCATCATCACCCAACTCATTTACATCTTCAAGGTTTTTTTGGATCTCGATATCAATGTATCAACTGACGCTTTCCGTGTCGTCATGATTAACTCAAACTTCAGTCTCAACTACAACATCAACCTTATGAAAGTGGCGGATTGGTTCGAGGAGTACCAAGACATCTTCAAAGTTTCTTTCGAACCAGACAGGTATTCAGCCGTCAAAATCAAGTTCAAGCCGGCTGAGGACATGAAGGAGATTACATGTAGTATCTTCAGCACAGGTAAGATTATCATCACAGGAGCTGAGACCCTCAAAGAAATTGCTTTCGCCTACAATATCATCAACCAGCACATAAATGAGCGACCCGACATTCGAGTGTCTAGAACAGAAGAGACTGATGTATTTGACATCTTTTTAGGATACAAGTGTGAGCCCTTAATTGAAAAACTCAGAGAGAACGATCACCAATAGACAAATTAATTTCTGATGTAATATTAACAAAATGTCGCAACGACTTGGTATGGCCGATGGTCGGTGTTTCACCATGAACTCTTCCGCCCAGCTTCTCAACAACTATGTGATGAAGCAGAATGGCATCATTTTCGAGGACAACTACTCGTACCGTAAGTTACTTCAGACCCAGGGTCCCTCTCTCCTTACCAAGGTACAGGAGCAGCAGGGGAAGGGGAACTGTAACACTTGTGACAAGCCCCTTCTCAAGATGCCCGACATCTACTAGGTGAGCGAAATCACGGAAAAAACTGAATGTCGACATGTGCCATATGTCTCAATGAAGTCAAATCGACGAGGACGAATCCTCCGATTCGTTGTGGACATATGTTTCATTCCCACTGTCTAGAACAATGGAAGAAACAAGGTAAGAATACATGCCCCACTTGTAGGAAAGTTTTCGATGCTTCCCAATTTAAGATTGTCGTCACGATTCAGAACAATTACACAGCGACGGCGAACTCTGTGTCCTTGAATGATGAATCGATATTTGACGTACTCGACCTCTTTGACATTACCTTTGATGTTGAAAATCAGCCCGATCTAGACAGTATTCTTGCGGACCTTGGGGTGAGTCTTACCGACTTTGATTCCAGTATTCTTGACGCAGAATGAGCTACAGTACCTCTCGTAGTTGAGACCGGGATAATCCCTAGAAGCCTTACGAGGATCCCTGATAGTCTTACCCTTTGCATCAGTCAGAAGTGGTCCAGTCGCCCACCCACGCTTGTGACTGAATACATTCGCCTTAGATTCTGGAACCTTGAAAAACTTGGCTGTAGATGCTACTGTATCTCCAGGTTTGATTTTGTACTCAACGACTCCATGTTGTTTGTAGAAATGAAAATCCCCTTGACGAATGTAATTCGAAGGACGTCCAGGAGAGACGAACATCATGACTTTATAGTACCCCTTTTTACACTTCTCGTTGGCCCCAGTCTTGTACACTCTCGTGGGGTTATCCGAAACAACGCGCTTGGGGAGACCTGTACAGTGGGTATACGAATGATTCCCATTTGAGAGTCCAGACCGATCACCAGGGATTTCTGAGAACCCCATCTCCGATTGGTGAACTTACTTTCGGAACCACTCAGAGGAAGATCCTTCATTTGTAATGGCTATAGAAAAAAAATATCCACTTGTATTAAATGATTCAAGAAGTAACCAAGGCTAAGACCCGCTCCGATGCCCTCATGGAGTTTCTCGTGTTCGTGCTGTCCATTCTCATTAGCACCTTCCTTCTCCGTGTTGTGTGGAACCGCTCCCTCGTGAAGCACATCAGCGTGCTCAAGCCCATCAACACTCTTTTGGATGCGTTCATCCTCGCCCTCTCTCTCCAGATTGTCCGTGGTATCTAATTTCAGATCTCACTGTATCCAACGATCTTCTCCCCGTTAGGACCCTTTAGGGTTGGGAAAGCATCCATATCACCACAACCACCCTTGTCACAATCGACGAAGGTGTGAGGCTTTCCATTCTTCTTCATATAGTCCAACTGCTTTCGAGTCCATCCACACCCCATGGTCCCGAAAACAGTCCATCCACCCCCACCAGTGGAAGATTTCTTTGTGGTCTGAAGAAGTACGATAATAGCGATCAATCCGAGAATGATGAAAGCAAGCATTTTATTGTAAGTAAATATTAAAATGTCCTCAACTGTATTCACTATCGGGAACAAGAATGTCACACTCAAATACACCAGGAAAATGCCCCGTGGTGAAGTTGAACGGATGAAAT